GGATAATAAAATTCTTTTCAATCTCGGCATCCCCTATTGAAAGGGGATTATTAGGGAGTAGTTGTAATAGTTGGCTTTGTTACAGTTGCGAAAAATGTTTCGGCAGTAGATGTTACCCCTTCATCACGTGTATCTACTGTATGTTTGATGATTCCATCAATCAAAGGTAAAGCCTCACCAGCGAATGGGTAAACTTTGTAGTTTGTTTCGCCTTTCTTACGTGTTGCATTTGATTCCTCACCTGGTTTTAATTTCGCTTTGTAGAACCAAACAAGTTTAGATCCTGATTCAAAACCAATCGCAATTGCCTTTGGTGTGTCATTGGAGTTAGTGATAATACCACCTTCAGCAGACATTTGGTGTCCATACCAATCTACAAGTACTTCAGTTGGTAAATCGGCAGTTTCGCCAGCGATTGTGATAGAGTCCATTTGTGCTTCTTGGTCCACCACACGGTCCCCGGCATCTAAAGATGCTTCAGAGAAGTTAGGTGTAAGTGTTAAGGAGATTGGCATTGTTAATGTTTTAACATCGCCCCATGTTTCCGTTTGCTCATTTGTCATTAGAGCATAATGGATACGTTTTAAACTAATTTTTTGTGGTTTTTCATTTACCGTTGTAGCTGCCATTTTCATGACCTCCTAAAGTTTAATATTCATCAAAAAAGGCAAATCTCAATACTTTGTTAAAGTGAGAATCGCCTTCTTGTTTTGGTGCATCATATTCAGATGTTCGTTCATAGCCAGCCGATTCCATCAATCGCTTTATGCCTTCCACAAGTTGATAGTAATCGGCTTTCGACCAAACATTGACTTGGATAAGTCGCTCAGTCTCATATTCATGATCAGATGCTTCTAAAGCAGGCTTTGAATTAATTTCTAAGAATGTAATGTATTGATTCGGTATAGTTGCCCCAGTTGGAACACTGTTGAAAAATACATCTAATTTAAGTGGTGCCAAAATTGTTGTGATATGTTCAGTAATATCAATCATAGATTTTTCGCTTTCTTTATTTCATCTGCAATAGCATTTAAAGCACCTGGTTTGCTAAATTCAAATCCTCGCGTAAAGAATGGATTTGGTGCAATTGGTCCCCATGTTACTTTCTGTCGTTTACCTTTTTTCGTAACATATTTACTACCAGCACTTCGCCCACCTTCCAAGATATGACCATGGTAAGCTTTGCCTGTGTGAACTTTTGCTTCACCATCTTTTGCCCGTTTTATTTTAATGTTACTTTTCAATTTATTTTTTTTATTCTTTTTTGATTTACGATTTCCAACTGGAACTTCTTTCTCAACCGCTTCTTTGACTACTTTGGCACCTGCATTAAGTGCTTTATTTTCTTCTGCTTCTTCTAATGGCAAATTCATTAAATTTTGCATCAAAGCGTCCATACCTTGTATTTCAAAATTCATCTAAACCACCTCTTTTAAAAAGATTGTGAGCCACTGATTATCGCCATTGTCGTTAACAGGTGGTGCATCCATTTCGTATGTTTTGCCAGCTAATTGAACACGCATTTTTTCATGTATATCGCTCCGATAGCGAATACCAATAACACATTTCCCTTGCCATTGTGTAGCGTCAGAACTAAATAATTTATAACCTTTTGCAGTCTTCAATTCCGCCCATACCGTTACATGTTTAGTCCATTCATCACTTGGCCATCCATTTGTTATCGTACCTGGTGGATTTAAGAAAGTGGCGCGCTTGTTCATACGACCTGCATTATTGTTGTTGCGATAGTTCATCAGGATCCACCCACTTTATTTGTAAAATTATCGACTGTAAGCCATATGGAATGGGTTGCTGTGCTGTTTTAATTGTGGAAGGCGTAATAGCTATACGATTCTCGTAAAAGTGTGTAGCGAGTGTCATAATAGCTAAACGATGTAAGGCAAACACCTCTTTGTCCTCCACAGTTAAATAATAATCCTCTGGCTGTTTAACACCTGCATTCTCCAAATAAAAAATGGATGATTGCAGAATAGTAGAAAGGGAACGATCCTCATCATTCCCATCAATTCGTAGATATTCTTTTAATTCATCGAGTAATGTCATTTATTTATCACTCTTTTCTATAAAAAGCCCTCAAATAGACAACTTTTATGCAGTAGTTATAATAATAGGAGCTGTAGAATCATCTGTTAAAGTCATTGTTCCACCAGTTACTTTACCATCTGTATCCACAGTTAAAGCGATTGACTTAACCCCTACACCTGGATCACCTTTATCTCCTTTTGCTCCAG